CAGGCCGATGCGACCGGCCGCCCGCTCAAATACTTTTTTAGCAACGATCCGGCCAACAAGATTTTCAAGGCCATCAGCGCCGACAGCGTGCTCCATCTTTTTGAGCCCGACAGGCCCGATCAGTTCCGCGGGTATCCTCGCACGGCCGTGGCCCTAATCCCAATGCTCGACCGGGATGAGGTTTTACGGATGGAAATGCAGGGCCTGAAAGCAGCCACCAGCCTGGGCATGGTCATCACGAACAACACCGGCAGCGCCCAGGGCGGCTTCTTTGGCACGCCCACGCACAACACCGGCGACGCGGTGACCAGCGAGACGATCTACTCCGGCGGCGGGATTGCCCGCCTCAAGCCAGGCGAATCCGTCCAGACGTTCAGCCTGTCCAGGCCCAACGAAAAGCTGGACACGTTTCTCGATCAATACATCCGGGCCGCCTCCATCGGGATGGGCCTGCCCTATGAGTTTGTCTGGAACAGCGAACGGCTGGCCGGCACCGCCCAGCGGTTCACGCTGGCCAAGGCCCAGCGCCGGTTTGAGGAACGCCAGCGGCTTCTCATTGCCAAACTTTGCGCTCCGGTGTGGCGCTACGTGATTGCGGCGGGGATCGAATCCGGCGACCTGCCGAGGAACGCCGAATGGCGCAACGTGATCTGGCAGACACCCCGCAAGCTAACCGTGGACGCAGGCCGCGAGAGCCAGGCCATTCGTGAAGAATATAAATTAGGATTCACAAATCTGGCGGACGTGATCGGGGCCGAGGGCTCCGACTGGCAGGAGGTCATCAACCAGAAAATTTCAGAGACCCGATGGATCCAGGAGCGTTGCCGAGAGGAGGGGATTGATCCGTCATCGATCCAGTTGCTTACGCCTAACGGCAATCTCAACCAAGCCCCCGCATCTCCGGCGCCCCAGCCGGATCCGGCCTTGGCCCAGCCCACCGTCACTGTGACGATGTCCGCTCCGGCTGTGGCCGAGGCGCTGGCCCAGCCGGAACAGGATGTTGAACCCGCGGCTGTTTTGGAGGCCGGAAAAGCCGATGAAGCCAAGGCACCCATCACCGAAGCCTTCACCATGCCAGACACGCCGGACTACACTCTCACCAAAAAAGAGGAAAATATGGTCCTGCGCGCAATCGGCCTGATGCCCAAACCGGCCAAGAAAAAGAAAAAGAGCGCGGCCTGACCGCGTCTGATTGACTCCCCGCCCGCCAATCATGGCCAAACTTCTTTTCCCCGGCATCTCCGTCATCACCGCCGGGCCCGCCCTGGGTCACGACATGATGATCGACGCGGAAACCCTCAACCAGGTGCAGCTGCTTGGTGAAGCCAGCGAACCGGTGAAGGTTCTGGCCAACCACTCTAACGACATCGAGAAAATCGTTGGAATGTTGTACGGATTCCGCATCGACGGGAACCGCGTCCGTGCTGACCTAGAACTTCTTTCCAACCACCCGGACGTCGAATATTTCAGTGAGCTTCTTCAAAAGCTGCCCGACCAGATCGGCTTCTCCATCAGCTTTTCCGGCATCCCGGAGGAGGACGAGAACGGCATGCGCCTGGCCCGGGTGACCGACCTCCTGTCCGTGGATCTGGTCACGGAGGCGGCCGCCAACGCCAGCGTCTACTCCGCCCCGGTTGACAAAACCGTTAGACTGATGACCGAGAACAAACTCGCAGAAGTGACGCCGGCCGCAGAGGCCGCGCCCGCAGCCCCGGCGGCCCCGGAGGCGGAATCCGTCAAACTTGCCGAGCCGACGCTTTCCGATATCAACACAAAGCTCGACACAATTCTGGCCCTGTTGGCCTCTGATATGAGCAACACGCCCAAGGACGAGCAAATGTCGGCCCCGGTGGCCGAGCCGGCCCCGGAACCCGCTCCCGCGGTGGAGCCTACCCCCGCTCCGGTTGAGATGGCCGCCAAGGTGGAGGAAACCAAGCTGGAAGCCGCCCGTGCGGTAACCCCGCTGGTCGCCCAGCCCGAGGCCACCGTCGACCCACTTTCCCAGTTTCTCTCGATGCCGCAAGGCAACGAACGCAGGAAGTTCCTGCTGGAGAATAAAACAACCCTCCGCGCCCTAGCGCGGAACCGCAGCTAAACCCCGCAAGGAGTACCCACCCACATGGCTACCATCAATGCTAACTTGAACGACGAGATCATCGCCGGGCGCGCCCTGGAGGCGTTCTCCGCGGCGTTGGCTCCGGTTCGCGCTTTCTCCGTCAGCTTCGACGGCGAGGCGTCCCGGAAAGGTGACACGATCAACGTGCCCCTCGTCTCCACCATGAGCGCCACCAATTTCTCGGATTACGAGGGAACCGGCGGTGAGCTTCAGACCGTTTCGGTCAGCCTCAACCAGCACAAGGTTGCGACCGCCGAAATCACGGACGTGCAGTTCGCCAACAGCTCCAGCGCCGATGTCGAGATCTTCGCCCGCGCGGCCGGAAAGGCCGTCGCCCAGGCCGTGATCGAATACGCGTTCGCGCTTGTGACGACCGCCAACTTCGGCAACGCCACGGTTACCACCTGGTCGAGCTTTGGCACGACCAACATCCGCGCGCTGCGAAAGGCGTTGTCCAACGCCAACGTCGGCCCGGAACGGTCCCTCATCCTCAACCCCGACCTGTACGACGATCTCCTCAGCGACAGCAACGTCGTGCTGGCCAACCCGAACTTCGGACCTGGCGGCATCCGCGAGGGCAACCTCCTGCGCGTGCTCGGGTTTGACGTGTACGAGTCCACCCTGACGATGGCCACCAACGTCAAGGGCTTTGCGGTACATCCCTCCGCGATCGCCATTGCCGTCCGGCCCCTCCAGTCGCAGGCCCCCAGCGAATACCTGGCGACCCGCGTGGAAGTGGATCAGTCCAGCGGCATCTCGATCGGGTACCGGCGCCACTACAATCCCGGCAAAGGCAAACACTTCCTCAATTTCGAGGCAGTGTTCGGTGCAGCCACCGGCGTGACGGCCGGCCTGAAGATGGCCCGCACGGCCTAAGTCAGAGCCAGTCCCTCCTGAAAGGGGCCGGATGGGGAAACCCGTCCGGCCCTTTTCTTTTACAAGCCGGCCAAAATTTCCTGTAGGCGCCTGTCTTTTTCCACGTTGGCCACCAGCCGTGTCACGTAGGCATCCAGCTGGGCGCGCTTTTCCTTTTCATATTTCACGAACTCATAATCCCGAACCTCCAGCCATAAATAGTGGAGTTTTAGGATTTCCTGCCGGTAATGCAGGATCGGGCGGCTGGGCTCCCGCACCGCCATTTCTCGCAACCATTCAAGCTGCAACAAGAAATCCTCCCAGTTTTGTTTTTGCCGCTCAAAATTTTGATCCACCACCTGGGTTGGGGCTGGCTTCTTTTGCTCCTCGTTCCTGACAAATAAAAAAGCCGCCACAAACAAAACAAGGCTAATCCAATAAAACCAAGATTTCACTCAGCCCAGCATGGGACCGATTTGGTCAAATGTAAAGTTGACGCATCCCGCGGGGCGTGAAGATCGGCCTGTCCTTCATCTTCGGCAACGTGGACGCCTACCTGCCCAGGTTTCTGGAGTCCTTTCAAAAGCTCACCCCCCATCTCTACGGCGTCCGGGCCATTGGCGGCCAGCCTGCGGATAGCTCTTTGGAGATATGCCAAAAGCACGGCGTCAAAACCGGTGAATATAAAAACCAGCCCGATGCGGCAGACTGGCATCACTTGGACGATTTCGCCACCGCCCGCAACATGGCGGCCGACATGGCCGCCGCCGACGGCTGTGACTGGATCCTGTGGGCCGATACGGACGACATCCTGGAGGACCGGGACCGCACCATGCTGCGGGAGCTTTTGGAAAAGCGCAGCGAGGGCGTGGACTTCTGGCTCCTGGCATACGCCCTGACAAACAACGGCCTGCGCCTCCCGCGTGAGCGCGCCTGGCGGCCTGGCAAGGCCCGCTGGGAGGACGCCATCCACGAAAACGCCAACCCAACGGAGGACGCCGTCGTCGTCCAGTGCATGGATGTGGCCATCACCCACAAGCCCGATATCGGCATCAAGAAATCCCCGCCGGACCGAAACCTAAAAATCATCGACGCCCGCATCCCCAAGCCACTCGCCGGAAAATGGTCCTTCTACCGCGCCCAGGAGCTCATCGGCGTAGGCCGAAAGGCGGAGGCCGTCGAGCAGGCGCTTGAAGCCGTCAAGATGCCCGACCTCACCATTCCGGAAAAATACGAGCTACTCATAAACCTATCTGGAATGACCGACAACATGGCCACCCGGGCGGAGTATTTGTCGGCCGCCCATAAGGTGGACCCTACCCGGCGCGAGGCTCTGGCTTGTTTGTCCGCCGTTTGCCTAGACATCAACAAGCCAGAGCACGCCCTGGCCTACAGCCGATGCTTCATGGCCCTGCCGGAACCCAAGGTAAAACAGTGGACCCACCGCGGCATGCTCTACGGCTGGGCGGGAAATCTGATTCACTACCAGTGCCTGCGACTTAACGGCATGGCTGCCGAGGCCGACGCCGCCGAAAGGGAATACTTCGCCAAGAACGGATCCGCCATCACCCTGGTACACGCCACCCGCGCCCGGCCCTACGAGGCCGCCGCCACCCGCAAGCTATGGTTGGAGCGGGCCAAAAACGCGGACGCCATCGAGCACATCTTCGGCATCGGCCAGGACGATCTGGAAAGCCTGGCCGTGCTGCGCCGTTTCCGCCACGCCATTGCCAAAGACGGCCGGGAGGCGCCCAGCGCCGCCAGCTGCTACAACGCGGCAGCCGCCACCTCCGGCGGGAAAATTCTGGTGGTTTGCGCGGACAATATGATCCCGCCCGTCTGGTGGGACGAGATGATCCTACGCAATCTGCCGGAGGGTCCTGCCACCGCATCCCTGAATCAGCTTTTTGCCGGCGAGATTAACGGAAACGGCCCGGTCATGCGGCGCGAGGCGTATGACAAAACGGGCTTTTTTATTCAGCCTTCCAAGGAAAAGGACCCGGCTGCCGGTCCGAAAATTTCAGTTTGCCACGCCACCCGGGGCCGGCCGGAACAGGCCATCGGATGCCGCCAGCTGTGGATGGCCAAGGCCAGCGACCCGTGGGCCGTGGAATGGATCTTTTCCGTGGATGATGACGATGCCACCGCCGCCAAGCTCAAAGCCTTTCAGCCCGTCTCCGGCCCGGGTGGCTGCGTGGCCGCGTGGAACCGGGCCGCCGAAAAGGCCAGGGGAGACATCTTGGTGCAGGGATCCGACGATTGGGATCCGCCGCAGGACTGGGACAAGATTCTGCTGGACCGGATCGGGGACACTTCCAAACCATCCGTGCTGGCCATCAGCGACGGCCACCGCAAAGACGATCTGCTCTGCATGGCTATCCTTACCCGGCCCCGCTGGGAACAGCAGGGGCGCGTGATGTTTTCTCCGGAGTACGACGAGGCGTCCGGCATTTACTCGGACAACGAGTTCAGCCTTAGAGCTCATCGTGACGGTGTAATCGTTCAGGCCAAGGACGTGGTATTCACACATAACAACCCGCTCTGGTCGCAGACGCCTCCGGATGACGAGTACCGCAGGCACAACTCCAAGGCCAACTACGAAAAAGGCGAGGCGATTTTCAAGGCCAGAAACCCAAGCGGCTGATGCAACACATTTGGCAAGGCGACCAGTTTGGAGAGCACTGGTTTAATGCCCAGGAAGTCTACCGGCAAATGGTTGAGCTATGCCGACCAGATGGAAAGCTGGTTGAGGTCGGCTGCTGGAAAGGAAGATCGACCGCTTTCTTGTTGGTCGAGGCGTTTAATAAAAGCCCTAAAATTGAGGTCTACGCGGTAGACACCTGGTCCGGAAGCTCCGAGCACGCAGGGCATCCTTCCATTGTTTCCGGGAGTCTCTATAATGAGTTTCAGTACAACGTAAAACCTGTTAGCCGCCAGCTGGTCGCCTTGCGCATTCCCAGCCCCAAGGCGGCAGAATTTTTTGAGGATCAGTCGCTGGACGGTGTGTTTATAGACGCGGCGCACGAATACGAGGCGGTAAGCGCAGACATTAAAGCCTGGAGGCCTAAGGTACGCTCAGGAGGGATTTTGGCCGGCCACGATTATGGTGACGGATGGCCCGGTGTTCGCGGCGCGGTGCGGAATCTTTTGCCTTTGCACCGGCAGGTGGGGGACAGCTGGACGTTTATATGTTGACCGTTTTTACCATTGTCCTCAACGGCGAGCCTTGGATCCGTCGGATCCTTCCGGAACTTCAAAAACTAACCATCCCGTGGCAATGGAGGATTGTTGAGGGTGTGAGTGATCCCGTGAACTGCACAGCCTGGTGCAGGCCATTGCCTTCCCGCTGGCATGATCAGTACCGATCCATCGACGGAACCAGCCAATATCTGGATCAATTACGCCACACGCCAGGCGTTACCGTGACCCGTCGTGGAGGACCATACCAGGGCAAGCTTCACATGATCCAAGAGGCGCTTGGATCCGGTTCGCATGAGGTAGTCATGCAAATTGATGCGGACGAGCTATGGACCGCCTCGCAAATCGATAAAATCCATGAGCTGCTTTTGCATCGGCAACCTGGAACGGCCGCGCAGTTTTTTTGCCGGTACTTTGTAGGACAGAAAAAAATAGTCCGTACTCGTGGTGGTTTTGGAAGCCAGCCATACGAGTGGTTTCGGGCTTGGCGCTGGGGCCAGGGGCTGCAGTTTATCAGCCACGAACCACCGCGCCTCAACCGGGCCGGAGGAGTGATTGCCCGCGAGGCCACGGAAAGCCTCGGACTGGTATTCGATCACATGGCCTACGCCACAAGGGCACAGGCATGTTTTAAACAGGATTTTTATGGATATTCCGGCCTTTGCGATGCGTGGGATAAACTTCAACAAACCAGTGGGATGGTTCGGCTGGGTGAGTTTTTTACATGGATTCACGACGCCACGCTGGCCGGGGACGCATGACCACGCTCGTCTACGACCAGCGGCTTGGCGACGTGCTGCGCATGCTTCCGGCGGCCAAGTATCTGCACGAACAGGGCCGTGGCCCGGTGTTCGTCAAATGCTTGGAGCAGTACAAGAGCGCGCTGGACTGCGTCACCTACGCCCAGTGGACGGCCTGTGATCAGGGCGAGGTGATCTGCCCGCAGATCTGGCCGGATCGCTACGATGCCTTCCGCGCCAGCGGCCAAAGCTGGATGGACTTTGTGTATTCCGATCCGCGCATTTCAGGAGCGGACCGACAGATCGTTCTGGACGCATTGCCGGACGGTCCGCCGGAAGGGCTGCCGGAAAAGTACAACCTGCTGGCCGCCCAGGGAATTTCTCAGGGCTACCGCTACCCCATGCACCAGGTCATGCAGGCCGGCAGCCATTACCTCGGGCCCTACGTGTTTCTCCACATGCCCTGCAACTGCAAGTTCAACGTGCCCAGCTGGTCCGCCCGGAATATCCCCGATCTGGCCCGGGCGATCCGCCACGCGGACAAGATGCTCTGCATCAACAGTGCTCCGGCCATCCTAGCCTCCTCCGTCCGGCGGGACTGGGAGACCTATTTCCTGCCGCAGAAAGGGGAATGGACGCAGGACAACTGTGATCCGTGGCCCGGCCGCATTGACTTGGATCTCTGAACGTATGGCCCTGGGCAACGACATCCTCCTGCAAGGCCACAAGGAAGCCGAAAACTACCTTGGCGAATCCGTCACCATCGGCGGAAAAAAGGTCACCGCGC